ATTTGTATTGTGTTACCTGTTTTATGATTAGTAATAGGTGCCGATGCGACACGCTCTACATTACTACATTTAACACATGTTTTGTACCCGTATTTTTGTCTTACAGGGTGAACGGGCTCACCACATTTACAGTAATTCATAATATTTAATTTTATTTAATAAGCTTTTGTCATATATATTATCTGATAAGTATCGTATTTGTTTTGTTAAAACATAAATACATAGCTATCGTTAATGCCATAAGTTGCTACACTAAATACAATTAAACTTATAATTGTTACTAATCCACCAATCATTATAAAATCGGTATGCTCAAATTTTCTGTTCATAATTTTTATTTTAAAGGTTTTGAAATCCATACTTGAAATATTTTTTCTGTTGCTACTAAATCATAACTTGCTGCAAAAGAATCTACAATTTTACAACTAGATGGCTTATCACCTTGCTTAGTACACAACTCTCTTGTGTCACCTGGTTTGTCATTTAGTAAAACTGTAACGTTTTTAGCTCCAGTATATTTTACGTAATGGTATTTTTTATTAAACCTTCCAAGATAAAAATACTGTAAGTCGTTAAAATTTAAGTCTTCACAATACAATACCATTTCACTTCTGCCGAACGGTTCTAGTGTTCTAACTTCAATTACTTCTGGTATTTGTGCTTTAACAGCGACGCTACATAGTAGTGCAGCGACAGATATTTTAATTTTCTTCATAAATGTGTCGTTTTAGTGCTACTAAATAATAGTAAATTAGTAAATACACTGCTAGATCTATAGGTGTCATTAGTCTATTTCATCACAGTTTTCACAGTTTCTAGCAAATGGTTTGCTAATATAGCCTGCGTTAATGTCTTCTAGTCTTGACAGTAAAGACAAAAGACTTTCAACATAAGATTGACCGACTTCTGCTTGTACTGCACCAGTTTTAATATCCCAGCGCATCCAATCTATCATATCTTCAACAGAATTTACTGATTCTATGTACGCTATTTGCTTAGTTATAGAGTCGTTTAGTACTCTTTGCGAATAACCTACACTTGAAATAAGTAAAACTGCTACAGTTATTTTTACTTTCTTCATATTAGTAGTATTTATTTAATTCATTTTCTTCATACTCTTTGATTTGCTCGTCATAAGCTTCATCAGGAAGTTCACTGACAACATACTCAGTTGCGCCGTTTTTACTTGTTATATTATTAAGCCAAGCGTCAAACTCTGCAAACTTGTCGTGCTCGTATGTTACATTGTTATCGCTATCAATGCTTATACTTATACCATATTGTTGCCATGTAAATTTCATATCTATATTTTATTATATTATCTGTTAGTAATCGTATTTTATTTGTTAGTTACCTTCTGACTTTAGTTCATCAATATAACTTTTAGTATAACCTACACCATCAGGTGTATTCTCATTGTAAAACTCAAGTGCTTCAGACTTCTTGTTGAACAGTTTATCGAGTTGTTTTAACACAAACTCTTCTTGTTTTCTACCTTTTGTGAATACACTATGGTCATCTGAGTACTGAGTATAGTGGTCCATACTTTGTAATAATTGTTGTAATTCTATTTTAGTCATAATTGTAATTTTAGTAATGTAGGTGGAATCGAACCACCGAGCTACGTACCAATCTGGTCACACCGTTTTACGCTCAACCATTTACATTTAGTCTACCTGAGCGTCTTTCGCCCAAGTTGGAATGTTGTTTGAAGAAGTATAATTACCATACTTTTGGAAACACTCCATAGTTTCTAGTTTCTCTTGATTGAGAGCATAGACACCATCGTGGTCATATTTAATGACATCACCTTTTTTGTTAGTAAACTGAACTACTAGTTCTTTACCAACCATACCTTTTGAGACTACAAATCTCTTTTTTTCTACTACTTTTGACATAATTTATTATTTTATTTAGTTATAGACATTAAAGTTTCCGTCGTTTTACTATCTGGATATAGTTTTACTTTAATGTTTCGACCTCTTTGGTCTCATCAGTATAACATTATTTACTTTTAATTCTATTATTTAATTCTTTTATTACCTGTACAAACATCTCTTCTTTATCATTAAAGAACTCATCATTTGTCTCTTCATACTTACCATATTCAAACATATAATCTACTAGTACTTCATCTATATTATCTATTATGGTATCTACTGTTTCTCCTATTATTTTATTTTTTAATTTCTCTGACATATTATTTTTATTTATTAGATTCATTTATATTATCCATACTTGTCCGTATTTATTTTGTTTATCGACTTAATTTATAATTTAAGTCTCTATTTAAAGTATGAATATCTTTGTTATAAGATTTTAAAGAAGATTCATTTATATAAATATAACCTTTTAATTTGAATTGGTCAACTAATTTTATTTCTTGATAATAATCAGGTAATTGATGAAGTTGAAATGGAATATAAGTTTGGTTATTTAATTTAATTATATTAGTTGAAGGAGATTTTTTAATTGTTTTCATATCTTAGTTTATTATATTATCCGTTAGTAATTGTATTTATTTTGTTAACTTTTGATTGACTTTGTGGAATTAAACATAGTAATTCAAATTCATCTTGAGTAATATAACCTTGAAGTAAACCAAGTACATAAGTAGTTACATTGATATTATATTTAGTATTTTGTACATTCATAAAAGTAGGTATTTTATTTAGTTAATAAATTTAGTTACGAGTTGTTCCCCTCACTCTGTTTTTCTACAATTAACTTTTCAATATATTGTAAAATAATTCCGAGTATTATTAGTATTAGTAAATCATGTATCATAATAGTGTGACATTAGGTTGTTAAGTAAAGTATAGTAGGTGGCAAGTGTCACAGTTTTTACACTGTGTACTCGCGACCGAAAGTTGGAACATTGTTACTATTTGTGTAGTTACCATATTTCTGGAAACATTCCATTGATTCAAACTTTTCTTGATTTGCACTGTAAACCGCATCGTGGTCATAAGTATAAGTTTCATTTTTCTTGTTAGTAAATGTAATTAGTACATTCTTTCCGATTAGTGATTTGCTTATTACAAATCTTTTTTTAGTTAAAGTCTCTTGTGACATAATAATTTAATTTAATAGTTTAATAATTTAGTTGTATATATTATCTNCATTGACATGTATTTTATTTGTACTATCGTCTCATTTCTTTTGCAAATGCAGTTCCGATTGTTTGTACGTTGGTAAATAAATGTTGGAAAAATGTTTTCATAATATAGTAGTTTAGTTTTATTAGTTACGTATATATTATCTGAAAAGGGCCGTATTATTATTGTAAAAATGTATAATGGAAAACGTAAGGGCGGGGCCGGGTAAACGATTTCGCTTTTGTATACGGCGAGAGGGGGCCCAGGTGGGGGGCTACGCTTTACTTCTATACTTAATATGTTTTTATTTTTTAGCGAGTGTGTAACTATAGTAGTATGTACAATAAAAGACTAAAAAATAGAGCGTTCAAAACAAATGGACCTCTACAGAAAATGATAGATGCTGCCGTTGACGAACGTATGACAGCTCTTAAAAGCGAACATGATGCCGAGTGGAGTGACTGGATGGAAACTAAAAGAGAACAGCTCGATGACGGTAGAACTAAAATCACTGAAGGAAGACAGGGTACAATACCTGGTGAAAAAGATGATTACTCTGGAGAAGGTGGTTATGCTCCTGATGACGTGTGGAATGAGTGGTTACAAACTCCAGATGGAATAGCTTACACTGAAAAACATAGTCCACAAGAGGTTGCTGAAGAAAGAGTAAGATTTTTAGAAGCGGTTCCAGATCAAATAGAAAAAAGAGAAGTACAACCATTTGAGCCTATAAAGCCATCAACTGAAAGAGATCCAGAATATGTTTCAGCTGAAATGCCTGATAAATCTTTAGCTTCTATATTCAACCTTAATCCAGACAGAGCTGGAGGTATGTCAGGCCACGCTAAAGAGTTTTTTGACATGGAGTTTAGCGTTGACAATCCTGCGTTTGACGCTTTAAAAGACGACAAGTTTATGAAGAAAGCTCGTAAAGAGTATAATAAAAAATTTAAAAATGTTAAAGGCTACTCAAAACAGAACATGCCGTTTGAAAGATGGGTAACTTCAACTTACAGACCAGGTGGATCAGGCAGCACTATTTTAGGACAAGCAAGACAATGGCAAGATGATAACCCAATGCATGATGACGGCTCTCACTATAAAAGACCAGATGGAGAAGATGCTATAATTAGATCTGGATCTGGTGATACAGGAGGAAATAGAAACAGGCCAGATCAACCAAATTGGTACGACAAAGCTGAAGTAGAAGGCGGCAAATCAAGTGGACCTCAAATGAAAAGACCTGTAACTAAAATGTTAAAAGGTAGAACAATGGCATTTAGAAAAAACAATATGAATCAAGCCCCAGGCTTTAAAATGAAAAGAAAATAATGGGAAATAGAAGATGTAGAATGCTTCCAGGTGTAGATAGAGACACTAAAAGCACAAAAATTGATTTTAGACCTGGGTCTAGCGCGTTACAAATGATAACTAACATGGGTGGAGTACCTACAGCTAGGCCACAAATGAACGCTGCTGTGCCAGCTCCAACTGGTTTTAATCCAATGACGCCACCTCCTACAATGAAACTAGGTGATAAGCCTTGTCCAACATGCCCAACTATGTGCCCACAGTGCAAACCTGGCAAGACTATGGCTAAAAAGTACGACTCACCTATAGATAAACATTGTTTTTAATAGGTGACTATACTACCGTAAACTAATTATTAACCAATACATAAACCAAAATGACGTATTTGTATTACAAAACAAGCACGTGGACCGGAAATCCACAAATTAATGACAAAACCAAGGGCCAATGGGAACACCTTGCAGACAAAAAAAACTGGAGAATTACCCAATTACCCAACGGTTACTACCAAACGGAGGTAAATCACCCCGATAGCGCAGATAAATGGTCTGACGTTACGCGTAGAGAAACACTAGAAGGTGCAGAAAAAGCAATTGACGGATCAATTGAGCACTTTGCTAAGAAATTAGAGGCTACGAAGGGGCCTAAAGTTATAAAAACCTTCAATAAATAAGCAATATTTTAATTTAATTTACTATAATGGAATACAATCTCCCTAGCGAGATCGTCAAAGACTTAAATTTTGGCGATGATGCAAAAAATCGCGTCATATCTGGCGTGAACAAACTAGCAAAAGCAGTAAAATCTACACTCGGCGCGTCTGGTAAGTGCGTAATTTACGAAGATAGCCGAGGTAACCCAGTAATTACTAAAGACGGCGTTACTGTAGCGCAGTCCGTAGTGTTATTCGACCCTGTCGAGAATATTGGAGCTACTCTTATCAAAGAAGCAGCAAGCAATACGGTGAAACAAGCGGGTGATGGCACTACTACTGCAACTGTTTTAGCTGAGTCTATACTAGCACATGTCTATAATTCTATGGACAAAGCAACAATTAGAGAAATAAANCAAGGATTACAGTCTGGTCTAGATAAAGTATTANATTATTTAGACTCAATAAAAATAGACGTTGATTCTGATATGCTAACTAACGTAGCTACTATTAGCTGTAACAACGATAAAGATCTAGGCTTGACTATAGCAGAGGCTTATAGTGCTGTAGGTAAAGACGGTGTTGTGCTTATGGAAACATCTGACACAGAAGAAACATACGTAGACACTGTAGACGGCGTACAGTTTGACTGTGGCTTAACATCACCACACTTTATTACTAATGCAGACAAACAAAAAGCAGAGCTAGATGCTCCTTTAATTCTTATATGTATGTCTGAAATACCTAATGTGCGTAAAATACAAAACATATTAGAGTATGTTATAAAAAATAACAAGTCTTTACTTATTGTAGCTCAAGTTAGCCAACAAGTTAAATCAGCGTTACTAATGAATAAGATAAAAGGTAACATTAAAGTAAATGTTATTGATCCTCCAGGTTTTGGTCCAACTAAGCTAGAAACTTGCGAAGACTTAGCTATATTAACAGGTGCTAAGTTATTTAACGAAGAGCTTGGCGATGATCTTGATGCTATGCAGCCAGAAGATCTAGGTGAAGCTGAATATGCAGAGACAGATGATAAAAACACTGTTATAACTACGTTAGGCATGTCTGATAATATTGAAGAACGTATAGATGAAGTTGTTAAACGTATAGCTGAAGAGAAAAACGGTTTTATTAAAAAGAAACTAGAAGATAGATTAGCTATGTTATCAGGTAGTGTTGGCATCATAAACGTAGGTGCTGGATCTAAAGTAGAGCTAAAAGAAAAGAAAGATCGTGTTGAAGATGCTATATACGCTACAAAGGCAGCATTAAAAGAAGGTATAGTTCCAGGGGGCGGCGTAGCACTCCTTAATGCTTCAGAAAAAATTTCGACCGACACGGTCGGTGAAAGCCTGCTTCTCGATGCTATAGCAGCTCCATACGATACTATATTAGATAACGCAGGTATACAATTTGACATCGACTTAGAAGAAGGTTGCGGTATAGACGTTATAACTGGCGAGCCTGTAAATATGGTTGAAGCTGGTATCATAGACCCTGTGCTTGTAACTAAGTCTGCTTTAAAAAACGCAGTAAGTGTAGTATCAACTATTATATCTGCTGATTGTGTAATTTCAAATATACGCGTAAATGAAAGCAGTTAATTATTATATAGTAGTAGAACGCACGAAAGAAGAAGAAGTTAAAGTAGGTGGGTTTATAATGACTGATCGAACTAACGAAGATATGCGTTACTATAAAGGCAAGGTTATTTCTTACGGAGATAAGGTAGATTTTTTAAAAGAAAATGATGTTGTGTGGTATGATAAAATAGCCGGTCATAGTATTGAGTTTGAAGGTAAACTTTATTTTGTTATCAAGGCAAGTGATATTGTATTAGTAGATTAAACATAAATCATAAACCGTAATCCTAAAACCTAAAATCTTAAACAAAATAATTATTAATCAAACAATTTTAAACGATGGCTTACAAAAGAAATCACTTATTGTTCGTTAAAGCAGATACTGACGATACAATAGCAAAAGCAGCTGTTTACGCTGCAGATCGATTTAAAGGAGTTGTTATCACTGACGCAGACGAGCTCACAGCTAATTTTAAGTCTACTGATGGTACTGGTGATGCTGCTTTAATAAAACTACATCTTTCTACAACTTGCTTAGCAGAATTTAAAAACTTCTGTAGAGCTTTTGCTGGCGCACTAGCTGGACACTCTCTACAACCAGGAAGAACTGTTACTGTTGCAGATGATGTTAATGAAAAGTATTTACACGGTGCTGGACTAAGCATTGATGATGCTGTAACTGATATAACCCTTTAAAATTTAAAACAATGGAAAACTATATATTTTTTAGAGACGGAGATGATCAAACAAACGCTAGCGACGCTGCTATGTTTCCAGGTGCATCTGTTATGGCTTTACAGCCAGGTGACAACACTGGGGCTGAGTTTGATATTTTCTTAGAACCAAGAGACTGTGACGTTGTTTTCGCTGATGGCGCAAACGCACATAATGACAAAGTAGTGTTAACCTATCCAATTACAATGCCATTTGATGAAATGTGCGAGCTAGTTGTTGAAAGAATAAATGCTATTGGACCTTTCACTGTAGTTGCAGATATGATAGAGGGTACACTTGATGCAAATGGTGTACCGCTAGGTGGAGATGCTAACACTCCAGCTATGACAGGAATACAAGAAGTAACCACAGTGGCTATAACTTCCGCTGAATAAAAAACAATGCAATGAAAAAAAGAGAAATATTTTTATACTTTTCACATAAAGGAAAAGGATCAAACTTTGACAACCCTCATGGACACGATCACCCTACAGCTAGTGGAGGACACGTAGTTACTACTACTGAAGTAGGAACAACTTGGAACGGAGATACTGTTCAAGATGTACCTATTGACGATATATTTGACAGAGCTAACAAAGGGACACAAGATTCTATTACTAGAGTAAGTGTTAAATCAGCTGGCGACAACACTGGTAACAGAGGTTCTAACTATGCGGCTGAGCCTGGTGTACCAGGTGGTAAAGTTGCTACGACAGCTGCTGACACAGTTGCTGGGCAAATAACGATTTTACTTGACGCGGCTTATCCTGCTGCTTTAGCTGGTAGTGCTGGCTCAGAAAAACTGAGAGTAAAAAAAGCTACTGGATCTGCTGGTGATACAGCTAACGGTTATACATTAGCTGCTGGTGATGAAGTTAGAGTTGAAAGAGCTTTAAAAGAAGGTGAAGCTGTAGTATATCCAGCTGACATGTACATTGGAGCAAGTTTTTCAAACGATACTACAACAGTATTACACTTTAACTCTATGTTAGGAAAAGAGCTTGATGATACTATTACAGTAACTCATGCTGCTGGAAAATTTGAAGGCGTTGCTAACTTGTTGAAAGCTTGTGCAGAGTCAAATCCTTACAAAGCTGGTATGATAAAGGTTATTGATTTATTCAGTGATCCTGACATTGTTGCTGGTCATGACGCAGAGCAATTAGGTATAACAAACTGTGTTATTGCTATAGCGTAGTGCGTATAACCTCTCACGATTTACGTGAATTACAAATCCTTAAGTATTACAGGCTCACTAGAAAGTGGGCTTGTAAGACTTACGGGTTAAAAGACGCTGACCTTGAACTACTAATCTATTTAGATTGCAAGAAGCGTTTTACAAGACAAGAATTTATAGACGGTACATATACTTATTCTTGGGACAAGCAAAGATGGGATCGTCTAAGAAAGGAAGGCTGGATTGAAGTCTGGCGACATAGAAATCGTACAACGATAAAGTATAGCGTATTTAAGACTTCCTTTAAATGCAGCCAATTGATAAGTAGAATCTATAGGATCTTACTCGGAGAAGAAGACTTACCAGTATCAGATCGAAGTGTATTTTACAAAAACAGCTCATATACAGATAAAGTTTTTAACAAAGCTATTGACGATATGATAAAAGACCCTACAAGATAATGGCGTTTAAACTAGGTAGCAAAAGAGGTAACAGTGAAGGAAAACTAAACATTGGAGGTAACCATAATATGGTTGCTGGTGTTAAAGTAGAATTTGCTCCATTACCTGAAGGCACAATGGGTGAATGTCACAAAGAAGGTGTAATATATATAAATGAAAACATAGAAAAAGATTCTGAAGAGTATAGAAGAGTTTTAGCTCATGAAATGAAACACATGACACACTTCAAGCTTGGTAGAGTTGACTATGACGATGAAACAATAACATGGGACGGAGCAACATATCCTAGAAAAGACGGCTACATACTTTACGAAGGTAAGTGGTATGAAGAAGGTGATGTTGACCTACCGTGGGAATTTAAAGATTAAGTTATGGCTTATAAAATGCAAGGGTTTGGCTCTAAAGCTGGGCTACCTAAAATAGAAGATGATAAGAAAAATAAAAACGATAAACAACCACCTGTTCAACCAGGAGAACTTAAAGATTCAGAGGTATATCAAGGAGAAACTTTAGTAGAAAGAATTAACGATTTAGAAATTAGAATAGAAAATATAAATGAAAAATATTCTAATTATGATAGACCTTTAACTGCTGAAGAAAAAAACGCTGTTAAACTTCTTAAAGGTAAACTTGCAGATCTTAAATCAAGAAGAAATGATAAATAACTTAGTTGGAGGTTTATTCGGTAAAATAGTAGATAATGCAGAAGGCATACTTGACAAAGTTATTACTACAGACAAGGAACGCGATGAAGCTAAGCTTGCTCTTAAAAAATTACTTCTTGATGCAGAGCGTGAAGCGTTTGCAAAAGAGGTTGAAGATCGCAAGTCTGCTAGAGAAATGTATAAAGACGATGCTATTATTCAAAAAATATTAGCAACGTTATTTACTATAGCTTATTTTGGCATTACATTTGTAATGTTTAATTATTTTGTTACAAAGTCGTTAGACTTAGGTGAATTTGAAATAAGCTTTATATCAACAATTTTTGGCGCTATGAGCGCTAAAGTAAATACAATAATAGACTTCTTCTTCGGTGGAAGTTCAAAGAAAAACGAACAAATAAAAGAAAAATAAAATGGGACAAAATTCAACAGGTGTTGGTTATGACTTTGGACAGCTTGGTAGCGTGTTCACTAATTTTGCTAAACCGGTATATCCTCCAAAAGGCCATGTTATAGTTGCTATTCAGTTTTTAGCTGACAACTCGCCAACAGAAATGATCACAGAAACTTTAAACTCATTTGGCCCTCAGTTTCCAGGAACAGACGCTACTGAAGCTACAGCCGCTAATTACTTAGGTGTAACTGAAGCNGCGTGCAACGCTGCTGGCTCTACAGCTGGTGTAGTTGTTTTGACAGCTGCAAACTCTTTAATTAAAAAAGGTCAATTTATTATTATAGGTGCAGATGGTGATACTATAAATGCAGGTATGACAATAGACACAGGCGCTGGCAATGTAGATCCTGTTTACAGAGGTCCAAATAGAAAAGGATTAGTTGTTAAAGATATTGATGGCGCAAGTTTGACTATAGAAAATCTCGATGGGTCTGTATTTGATGCTAGTAGTTTAGACGGTAGTAACACTCTATATTTTTTAGACGAATATCACGGTGTAGGCGGAACAACTACCACAGGAGTTACTTTTCCTGGAGGTATAACAATATATGGAAGATGGACAAAAGTTACTCCAGCTGCAGACGCTGATGGAGGTGTAATCTGTTATTTTGGTAAATAATGGGATTAGGCTTATCTTCTTTAAATAAAAAGCCTGACTTTAAAAGGTACAAATGGGCGGCTACTCATGCTTGCCAGACAAACGGCCATACTTTTGACGGATCGTACTCAGATCACGCTAGTGCAACTGGTTATAACTTTGAAAAAGGATTACAGCTAGCCGCTGATGGAAATCTTCAAGAATTAGGTCATCTAGCTAGTGGTGTTTCAATTCAAGATTTACTAACTACACAAGGGAGCGATTTTGGTGATAAAATAGGTTTTTCAATGTGGATTAAGCCTACGTGGAGCCATACAGGAGGCACGACAAACGGCAATTGGTCAAACGGAGATCGAGTATTACCTTTTTTTCAGTTTAACGCACCTGGTAATGCAGACGGTACAGGTGGACAAGAAAGAGCTATTATTGCTTACTTAAATTTTAGAAGTGGTAGTAGCTTTAGAAATAGAATGTCAGTTATTGTAGATGATGGCGATGATAGAGCGGCATCTCAAAGAGCTATGCATGACGTTAACAGTATAACAGGGACAGGGTCTAGTAGTAATAATGTTAGCAGTCTTTGGGACGAAGCAAATCCTGGTAATACTAACAGCGAAGGCTATGTTCATCTAGTTTTCACTAGAGGTGAGCAAACAGGTGGCGCTGCTTGGGATGTTTATTGGAACGCGCAGGACTTAGGCATGAATATAGATCTTGGTCAAGGAGACGATGAGCCCGAAGTAGTGGCTGACGCTGTTAACTTTCTTGGTATAGGAACTTATAGGCTTAGAACATCAAACTATCAGAGCGGCACAGTAGATTATAATCTTGGATTAGTGTCTATGCGTATAAGAGATTTTGCTATATTTAAAGGTGAGTTATCTCAAAAAGATGCTACTACTTTATATAATAGTGGAAACTTTGTTGACGTTAGAACGTTGTCAGCATCAAGTGCTTTTAGCAGCACTGATCTTAACGCTGGGCCTGTATTATATTATCCATTAAATCACAACACAGCTGATTACATGAGAAACAGTGCTGATTTATCAGGTGATATTAGCTTTGTAGCACTCTAAATTAAATAACAATGGCAGAACTAACAGTACAAGATTTAACAGAAGCAGGAACTACACTTACAATGTCTACTTGCGCCGGTGGTGGNGATGAGTTTGATAATAGCGGAAACGAGTTCTTGTTGTTCGTTAATGATCACGGTAGTAATANCTACAATATAACAATAACTGTACAAGACACTTCTGTAGAAGATCCTCAGTANGGTACACTAACTAAAAGTTTTGCTGCTAAAGCTTGCGCAGCNGGTAGCAGAACTGTTGTTGGTCCATTTCCAGTAAAAGCATATAACGATGGAGATGGTCATTGCAACATAACATATAGCGCAACGCCAACATCTATGAAGGTAGCGGCAATAAAAATTGTATAATATTAAATTTTAAATTATGGCAAAGAGAAAAACTCCTAAGGTGAAAGACCTTAGACCTGAAACTATTTCTAAAGAACAATTAGAAAGACTACAAAAAGCTGTTAAAGGAATTAATATGGCTCAAAGCGATATTGGTGCTTTAGAGCTTAGAAAACATGAAGCGATGCATGCAGTAACTCAAATGCAGGCGCTAATCACAGAACTTCAAAAAGAATTTAATAACGACTACGGTACTGATAACGTCAGTATTACCGATGGTAAAATTGTATATAATGATACAGACGAAGCTGATAAGAAAGATAACGATAGGTAAAGATTACAAAATAGATGCTATGCATTACTCCGTAGGCCAAGAGGTTTACGGAGGGCATACTATCTGCGATATTATTGAAGAAGAAGAAAAATACTCTATATACATTAGAAAAAATAAAGACGTAATACCTTGGAAAGACTTCAATAAAAATATGGCTATATCAGTAGAGTATAACCTAGAATATTAATGAAAAGTCCTTATTGTTTTGTTATATCGCCAAAAGGTAAAAGATACAACAATACTTCTAGCGTAGAAGACAAAGAGTTAATATTGAATACTGAGGTTTACAATCACGAATATGTTAATCGTAAAGCTAGTGTTATATCTACACCTATAGTAGGTTCTACTAATATTTCTCCACAAGACGAGGTTATAGTTCATCACAATATATTTAGAAGATGGCATAACATAAGAGGTGAAGAAAAAAACAGTAAAAGCTTTTTTGATGAAAACACTTATATAGTAGGTGAAGATCAAATATTTTTATATAGAAAAATAAATAAACCTTGGCAATCTATGCCTGGCTTTTGTTGGGTTAGTCCTGTTGAAAACAAAGATATGACTGTAGACAAAGAGCAAAAGCTAAAAGGAATAATAAAATATACAGATGGATCTTTTAACATAGGTGACTTAGTTGGCTTTATGCCAAGCTCAGAGTATGAGTTTGTTGTTGATGGTGAAAGATTATACAGAGTATATTCTAAATTTATTACAATTAAATATGAATATAAAGGAAACGAAAAAACGTATAATCCAAGCTGGGCACAAAGCAGTTGAAGAGTTAATCAAAGTTGCTAAAGAAGCTATTGTTGATAGCGATGATGATATTTCTGCTGACAGACTGAAAAATGCTGCAGCTACAAAAAAGCTAGCTATATTCGATGCGTTCGAGATACTCAACCGTATACAAGAAGAAGAAAATATTTTGGAAGGAAAGACATCTGAAGAGAAAAAAGAAAGAGTATTTAAAGGTTTCGCGGAAGGCAGATCGAAATGAATTACGAACAAACATTATATAAAGTTGTTGAGCCAGTAAAAATCAACACTATAAAAAGACTTAACAGGTCTAAGAAGTGGGCTTATGGCCATAACAAAGAACATGATATTGTTGTTATTTCTAAAAATGGAACTATAGGTAAAATTATAGAGATACAAGGATTACGTATAGCGTTACCTAAAGAGCCTAGCAATATATATAAAAGCAAAAGCAACAAATGGGAAAAGCTAGATTACCCAAAAGAACTTGACAAGTTAAAAAATGTTTTTGACTGGAGAGATTATCCTGAAGAAGCAAAAGATCAATGGTACGATTTTATTGACGTAGAGTTTGATAGAAGAGANCAAGGNTTTTGGTTTAGTAACAACGACGAACCTACTTACATAACAGGTAGTCATTATATGTATCTTCAATGGAGTAAAATTGATGTAGGTGCACCAGACTTTCGTGAAGCAAATAGATTATTCTTTATATTCTGGGAGGCTTGCAAAGCAGACGATAGATGCTATGGCATGTGCTACTTAAAAAATAGACGTAGTGGTTTTTCGTTTATGAGCTCAGCTGAGACTGTTAACTTAGCTACAATATCGAGTGATGCTAGATATGGAATACTATCAAAAAGTGGAGCTGATGCAAAGAAAATGTTTACCGATAAGGTTGTACCAATATCTATTAACTATCCTTTCTTCTTCAAACCCATTCAAGACGGTATGGACAGACCTAAGAGTGAGCTTGCTTATAGGGTTCCTGCAAGTAAGTTTACGCGTAGAAAAATTACTGCGAACGAAAAGCAAGAAGAGCTGGTTGGACTTGACACTACTATTGATTGGAAAAATACAGGCGATAACAGTTATGACGGTGAAAAACTTAACCTGTTAGTGCATGATGAAAGTGGTAAATGGGAAAGNCCTGATAATATTCTAAATAACTGGCGTGTAACAAAAACTTGTTTACGTTTAGGTAGTAGAATTATAGGTAAGTGNATGATGGGTTCAACTAGCAACTCATTAGATAAAGGTGGTGATAACTTTAAAAAGTTGTATTACAATAGTGATGTAACACAAAGAAATAGAAATGGTCAAACACGCTCTGGTTTATATTCTCTGTTTATCCCAATGGAATGGAACTATGAAGGATTTATTGACGAGTATGGACGACCCGTGTTTGATACTCCAAGACAAGACTGTTATGGACCTCACGGAGAACTAATAGATATAGGTGTTGTATCACATTGGGAAAACGAGGCTGAAGGTTTAAAGTCTGATCAAGACGCTTTAAACGAATTTTATCGACAGTTTCCAAGAACCGAAGAGCACGCTTTTAGAGATGAAACAAAAAATAGTATATTTAACTTAGTTAAATTATACGAACAAATAGATTACAATGAAGGTTTAGGTAGACAAGGTGTTTTAAATACTGGAAACTTTCAATGGCTTAATGGAGTAAAAGACACAATAGTAAGTTTTAACCCAGATCCTAACGGTAGATTTAAAATAAGTTGGTTTCCAGGTGCAAATTTACAAAATAATGTAATAACTAAAAATGGAGTTAAATATCCTGGAAACGAACACATGGGCGCTTTTGGCTGCGACAGCTATGATATTAGCGGTACTGTTGATGGTAGAGGATCCAACGGATCTCTTCATGGACTAACAAAGTTTTCAATGGAAGATGCTCCAGCTAATACGTTCTTTTTAGAATATATAGCTAGACCACAAACCGCAGAAATGTTTTTTGAAGATGTATTGATGGCTCTTGTATTTTACGGTATGCCACTACTTGCAGAAAACAACAAACCAAGATTACTATACTATTTAAGGCGTAGAGGCTACAGAGGTTTTAGTATGAACAGACCAGACAAGATTTGGAATAAATTATCTGTAACTGAAAAAGAAGTTGGAGGTATACCAAACTCTAGTGAAGATATTAAACAAGCTCATGCTGCTGCTATTGAAATGTATATTAACGATCACGTTGGATTACTTCAAGACGGTAGCTACGGGTCAATGTATTTTACAGAAACTTTAAATGATTGGGCTAAGTTTGATATAAATAGACGTACTAAGTTTGATGCGGCTATTAGTTCTGGATTAGCTATAATGGCTTGCAACAGGCACTTATATAGACCAAATAAAGAAAGACAAAGAACTGCTTTGAATGTTAATTTTGCAAAGTATTCTAACCACGGAACAACATCAAGAATAATTAAAAATTAAATATGAGTTATTCATCTAACACTAGTTTTCCAAGTCAGGTAGTACCTGATGCAGAAAAGTTAAGCTATGATTACGGTTTAGAAATAGCAAAAGCCATAGAACACGAATGGTTTGACAGAAGCGAAAGAGGAGAGCACCACAGGGCTGGCTCTAGATTTTACGCTAACAGAAATGATTTTCACAGATTAAGACTTTACGCTAGAGGCGAACAGTCTGTTCAAAAATATAAAGACGAGTTATCAATAAATGGTGACTTGAGCTACTTAAACTTAGACTGGAAGCCAGTTCCAATTATACCTAAGTTTGTAGATATTGTAGTTAACGGTATGTCTGAAAGAAACTACGATATTAAAGTTTATTCTCAAGATCCTTTTGGAGTTGCTAAAAGAACTGAGTATATGGAAAGTATGCTTAGAGACATGAAGGCAAAAGAGTTTGACGCTGAGGTTCAAAAGAACTTTAACATGGACATGAGAGAAAACGATCCTGATACTTTACCTGAAACAGAGGAAGAACTAGAACTTCACATGCAGCTTACATATAAGCAAGCAACTGAACTAGCTGAAGAGCAGGCTATAAACGTTTTGTTAAAAGGTAGCAACTATGACTTAATAAGAAAAAGAGTATACTATGATCTAGCTGTTTTAGGTATAGCAGCTGTAAAAACTACTTTTGATGAATCATCAGGTGTCAAAGTACAGTATGTTGATCCTGATATGCTTGTTTATTCTTATAGTGAATCACCTTATTTTGACGACGTATATTATGTAGGTGAAGTAAAAACAATACCAATAAACGAACTTGTAAGAGAGTTTCCTCATTTATCAGAAGCAGATTTAAAAGAAATACAAGAAGCTGCTAACTCTTCAAAGTTTGAATACAATAGAGCTAGAAAATCTAAAGACTTAAACCAAATAGATGTTTTATATTTTAATTATAAAACATATATGAACGAGGTTTACAAGTTAAAAGAAACTGCAACAGGCGGTGAAAGACTTATAGAAAAAGACGATACGTTTAATCCTCCAGCTGATATGCAAGGTGGGTACGCTAGAGTTTCTAGACAAGTAGAGGTTTTATTTGAAGGAGCTAAAGTGTTAGGATCTGAAAAGCTTTTAAACTGGCAGCTAGCAGAAAATATGATGCGACCAAAAAGCGATATGACTAAAGTTAAAACAAATTATTCTATTGTTGCTCCACGTATGTATCAAGGTAGAATAGAAAGCTTAGTAAGTCGTATTACTGGTTTTGCAGATATGATACAGTTGACACATTTAAAAATACAACAAGTGTTAGCTCGTATGGTGCCTGATGGTGTTTATTTAGACGCTGATGGTTTAGCTGAAGTTGATCTTGGTAACGGTACAAATTATAATCCGCAAGAAGCTTTAAACATGTTTTTCCAAACTGGTAGTATTATTGGTAGATCATACACAATGGACGGTGATCCAAATCCTGGTAAAATACCTATACAAGAAATAGCTAGCGGTAATGGTGGCGGTAAAATACAAACGTTAATTGGTAATTACAATTACTATTTGCAAATGATACGTGACGTGACCGGTCTCAATGAAGCTAGTGATGGTAGTACACCTGACAGACACGCTTTGGTTGGAGTACAAAAACTAGCCGCTGCTAATAGNAATACAGCAACAAGACATATACTTCAAGCTGGTTTGTATTTAACTGCAGATGCAGCNGAGCAAATATCGCTACGTATATCTGANGTTATAGAGTATTCGCCAACAAGAGATGCTTTTTTACAGCAAATAGGCACACACAATGTAGCTACGCTAGAAGAAATGTCAGAGCTACATTTATATGATTTTGGTATATTTATAGAGCTAGCTCCAGATGAAGAAGAAAAGCAAATGCTTGAAAATAATATTCAGATGGCTTTACAACAAAAGTTAATAAACTTGTCTGATGCTATAGATTTAAGAAGCATAAACAATATTAAGCTTGCTAACCAAATGCTTAAAATAAAAGAAAAGAAAAAAGTAGCAGACGATCAAGCTAAGCAGCAACAAAACATACAAGCGCAGCAACAAGCGCAACAACAAACCGCTCAAGCTCAAGCGCAAGCTGAAACACAAAAGCAACAAGCTTTAACACAAAGCAACATACAGCTAGAGCAAGCAAAAGCAGAATTTAAAGCTAAAAACCTAGAGCAAGAAGCTAAAATTAAAAAAGAGCTTATGGAGTTAGAGTTTCAGTATAACATGAAGATCAAAGCTTTAGAGTCTGAGTCTAAAAACTTAATAGAAGATAAAAGACAAGAGACAGCGAGTAAAAAATTCGAGTCAGCAGGTAATGATGAATTAGGGACTGGTTTGAATATGAATGAGTTTTAATTATTATATTTTATATTATGGAAGAAGAAAAAAAAGAAAACTTAGTTGAAGAGGTTGTTCAAAAAGAAGAGCCTATAGTAGACGACAAGGTCGAAGGTTTAAAAGTTAAAATGAAAAAACTTAACAAAACTACAGAAGATGTTGTCAAAATAGATTTAAGTAAAAAAGAAGAAGATGCCGTTTCAGAGCAAAGCACAGATGAGGTTCCTGTACGCGACGAACCCGAAGTTAGCGAAGAAGTTCAGCAAGAAAACGTCGAAACAACAATTGAAGAAATTACCGGAGAAAGTACCGACAACGTTCAAGATGAGACACCCGCTGAAAAGAAAGTAGCTGAAGTTGAAAAAGTATCAATGCCAGAAAACGTAGATAAGCTAGTTAAGTTTATTGAAGAAACAGGTGGTGATATTAANGACTACGTTAGATTAAACCAAGACTTTAGTAAGATGGATAATCTAACAGCTCTTAACGAGTATTATAAACAAACAAAGCCTCATTTAGATGCTGAAGAAAGACAATTCTTAATGGATGAAAGCTTCAAGTATGACGAAGAGGTTGACGAAGAAAAAGATATTAGAAAAAAGAAAATAGCCTTAAAAGAGCAAGTTGCAGAGGCTAAAGCCTACTTAGACGGGCAAAAGTCTAAATATTACGAAGAGATTAAAGCAGGCTCAAAGCTAACTGCAGAACAGCAAAAAGCTGTAGACTTCTTTAATCGATATAACAAAGAGTCTGAGGAAAGACAAAACAAGTTTAATCAAGCTAAGGAAGCGTTTGATAACAAAACTGAAAGTTTATTTTCGCAAGAGTTCAAGGGTTTTGAATTTAATTTAGGTGAAAAAAGATTTAGGTTTGGAGTTAAAGACGCTGACTCAGTTAAAAGTAATCAAAGTGACATTAACAACTTTGTCAAAAAGTTTTTGAATAAAGATGGTGTAATGGAAGACGCTGCTGGTTACCACAAAGGCTTGTACACCGCTATGAATGCTGACGCTGTAGCAAAACATTTCTACGAGCAAGGTAAAGCTGACGGTTTAAAAGAATCTATTGAAAAGTCTAAAAACATTTCAATGGGCACTAGACAAACAAACAAAGATGTTGAAGTTGGCGGAACAAAGTTTAGAATTTTAAGTGGTGACTCTAAATCAGATTTTAAGTTTAAAATAAAAAAATAATTAACCTTTAAATTTTAGAATTATGCCTTTAATTCCTGGAGGTAGTTTAAACTCTGTGGCTGCTGCAACGCAACAAACACTAGTTACAAACTACATCGATTTTACAAGTGCCAACACTGCTGGTTGGGCACAACAATACCTGCCGGACTTAATGGAAGGTGAAGCTGAAGTGTTCGGTTCAAGAACAATCTCTGGTTTCCTTTCTCAAGTTGGTGCAGAAGAAGCTATGTCTTCTGATCAAGTTATTTGGTCAGAGATGGGACGCTTACACTTATCTTACACTGGTACTATATCTGATGTTACTGGTCACGGTGGTACTAATGCTGCTCCTGCAGAAATCACTATCGCTAACGATATTGACGGAACTGCTGTTGCTGCAGGTACTCACGGTATTAGAGTTAACGATTTATTGTTAGTTTCTACTGCTGCTGGAACTGCAAGATGTTTTGTTCACGCTGTAGACGCTGGAGCAAACACTGTTGAAGTTTCTGCTTTTGGTTTAGCTGATTTATCTAGCTTAGGTGCTGATGGTGTTGCGATGACAGTATTAGTATATGGATCTGAATTTTCAAAAGGATCTTCTGGTCGTGGATCTGCTAACGCTCCATCTTTCCAAACTTTCACTAACAAGCCAATTATTTTAAAAGACTACTACGAGATCTCTGGATCTGATGCGTCTCAAATTGGTTGGGTAGAAGTTACTGGTGAAGACGGACAAAATGGCTACTACTGGTATTTGAAAGCTGAAGGTGACACACGTTCACGTTTTGCTGATTACTTAGAAATGTCTATGTTAGAGTCTATTCAAGGTAACCAAGCGGTTGACCAAGTTGAGTCTGGTTTAGGTATCGGTGCAATTGGCGTTGCTGCTGAAAGATTAACTGGTACGCAAGGTTTATTTGATGCTATTGAAACTAGAGGTAACATTACTACTGGTGTAACTGGTATTAGTGGTCCAGTTGATTTAGCTGAATTTGACTTAATCTTATCTGAGTTTGATCGTCAGGGTGCTATTGAAGAAAACATGTTATTTGTAAACAGAGCTACTGCTCTTGCTTTTGATGATATGTTAGCTTCTATGAACTCTTACGGAGCTGGTGGTACATCTTTTGGTGTATTCAACAACTCTGAAGATATGGCGTTAAACTTAGGCTTCTCTGGTTTCCGTAGAGGATCTTACGACTTCTATAAGTCTGACTTCCGTTACTTAAACGACAAAGCTACTCGTGGTAGCATTAACGACAGAGACGTAGCTGGTGCTATCCGTGGAGTTATTATTCCTGCTGGTGTATCAACTGTTTATGATCAGTCTTTAGGTAAAAACCTTAAGCGTCCATTCTTACATGTACGTTACCGTGCTTCACAAATGGAAGATAGAAAAATGAAATCATTTATCACTGGTTCTGTAGGTGGAAACATCACTGACTCAATTGATGCAATGCAAGTTCACTTCTTATCTGAAAGATGTTTAGTTACTCAAGGTGCTAACAACTTCATGTTATTGAAGTAATCATATTAGGTCGGGGCTTCGGCCCCGATCTTTTTTAATTTTTTATTATATTATATCATGGCAAAAAAACAAACAACTAAAAAAGTAGCTGAACCAAAAATAGAAGCTACAAATGAAATGGTAGAAGTGGTTATTGAAAAACCAACTACTAAACCAGTTGATAAAAAAACACACTGGGAAATAAAAGATAGAACTTATTACTTAAAAGGAAACAAAAGTCCTATAAGTTATTCTATAAGATCTTCAGGTATATATTACTTTGACGAAGAAAAAGGGTACGAAAGAGAGTTAAAATACTGTTCAAATCAAAGCACTCCATTTGTAGATGAAATGAAAGGAGATCAAAGATTAGAACATATAGTGTTTAGAAACGGGGCTTTAACAGTTCCTAAAAATAAAACTACACTTCAAAAGCTTTTGTCGTTATATCACCCTATGGTAAACCACATATACGAGGAGTGGAAACCTGTTGAGCAAGCGGCTACAGAGTTAGACTTTTTAGAATTAGAAGCTGACGCTTTAGTATTAGCTAGAACGTTAGATATTACAAAGATGGAAGCTATCATGCGAGTAGAATTAGGCTCTAAGGTATCTACGATGAGCTCTAAGGAGTTAAAAAGAGATTGCTTGATATTCGCAAGAAAAAATCCTATTTTGTTCTTAGATTTAGTTAATGACGAAAATGTAGAGCTTAGAAACTTTGGTATAGTAGCTGTTGAAGATGGGCTTATACAGTTAAGCTCTGATCAAAGAACGTTTACTTGGGGTTCTACTGGTAGAAAACTTATGACAGTTCCTTTTGACGAGCATCCATATTCAGCGTTAGCTCAATGGTTCAAAACAGACGAAGGTCTAGAAGTCTATAACAATATAGAAAAGAGACTAAACGTGTAATTACTTTATAGAAGAGTAACCACTCTTCGGGGTGGTTACTTAACTATAAAAGATAATTAAATGGTAAGTATAGATACGGTATATCAACGTGTACTAGCATTAGCAAATAAAGAACAAAGAGGCTACATAACTCCGCAAGAGTTTAACTTACTAGCTAATCAAGCTCAAATTCAAATTTTTGAGCAATACTTTTATGATCTAAATCAATTTCATAGAAACCCTGGCAACGATTCAGCTGCTGGAGATTCAGTAGATGACATTGAAGACAAGATCAGTATATTTCAAGTTTACAACTTTCCTTTAACAGTGACTAGTGGTAATGATGTTTTATTACCTATAGATTCTACAGTTGGTTATCCAGCTGGTACTAGTGATATGTTTAGACTTGAAGAAGTACGACATAACGAAAATATATGCTCACAAGTTACTCCTAAAAAATTACACTTAATGAAAAAAAGTGTTTTTGGTGGTCAACCTCTGCTAGAGCACCCAGCTTACATTAGACAAAACAACGCTATACAAGTGTTTCACTTAAACGCAGCGGGTGGTTTTGCTAATATTTTTAACAATATAAGATGTGACTACATCAGAAAGCCAAACAGAGTAGAGTGGGATTATGTAGTTGTTAATGAAAAAGCTTTATATAACGCTAACGGTGCATCAAACTTTGAACTGCATCCAGCTGAAGAAACATCTTTAGTTTATAAAATATTAGAATTAGCTGGTATAATTATTAATAAGCCAGGTCTATCTAGTTACGGTAAAGGTGAAAAGGTAGAAGCTGAAAATAAACGTAAATCATAATGAGTACAGGTTATTGGGATGTAAATAGCGAGGCTGATTATTACAACGGAAGCACTCACGGAGGTTATCAATATCAAGAGCTAGATGAATTAATAAATACATTTATAGCTTACTATGTTGGTGAAAATAAAATAATACCTAAAGCTAATAAAGAAGATATAGCATTTTTTGCTAGAAGAGCTGCTCAAGAATTAAGCTACGATACTCTTAGATCAAAAGAAACTTGGGAGTTTGATGTGCCTAATAGTGCAAAAACAGTTTTTCCTCATAACTTTGTAGGATATACAAATGTTTATTGGAGTAGTCCTGGTGGTGTAAAAAGACCTTTATATCCTACTAGACATACTCAAAATCCTTTTAGACCAACAGTAACTGACGAGCCATTTGAGCAAACTGTTACAACTGAAACAATAACAGAAACAGAAATAATAGAAAACGAAATACCCTCAGATACTAAGGTTTATATATTTTACGATGGAACTTCAATGGGTTTAGAGCAAGTTGAAACATCTTACCAAGCTGTTACACAGTGGCTTGATGGAATATCTGGATTTACCAGACAAGAAGATAGCGCACAACCTGGTCACAACGTATATCACGTTTCTGTCGCTGGTGAAAGATGGTTAGACTGGGCTTCAGTTCCAATGACAGGTCAGTTTAACAATAGACAAATTAAAACTAACAACACTAACAATAGTTTTACTGATCAAGTAGCTAACGATCCTTTGTACGCATATCCATTAGTAACAGCTGGCCACCCTGACCATGCTAATCAACAGAACACTATAGGTAGTGGTAGTCTTGCCATGTCAATTAGTTATTGGTCTGCTCAAGCTGGAAATCTAACAGGCGGTAATCAATTTTACGATGTTGCTAACCCACTTGGTAGTGGTATAGGTGTAGAAGTTGGAGCTATTATTGCTGCCTCTGGTTTAGGTAATGTTACACTAAAAGGAGCTCCTCCACAGGCAGCTTCTAACGACAATGTGTTAGTAATAATTTTTGCAGACGAATCGCACCCAGCTTACCACGGAGAAGGTAGCAGCGGCGCAAACACTAATGTTTCTTTTTCTCATACAAATCAAAACCATTTAAGCTTTATAAATAATAATAACGCTTTTGACCAACCAACTAGTGTTTGGAAACAAGACTATGAAGAGTATAAAGCAAACTACAATAATCACACTGGAAGTTTTAATGCGTTTCTTTATCCAAGAGAAAAAGTTGAAGGTGGAGTAACAACACTAGGTAACCAAAGAACACAATTTATCCCACATGCTTTAGCTGCTATTAGTAGTGGTAATCAAGACGTGCTTGATGGAACTTGGCAAAATGGCACAGCCCCAACTTTTGATGCGTCTCCTCACAATGTTGCTGGTGGAGCTGACGTGTCTTTAAGTATATTAGAAGCTAACCCTCCATTAGGTGGTTATGACGTAGCTAATCCAAATCCAAATCCATATTGGAACGCTATGAATCCTGAGTACGGTGGACTAGATCAATTTGGTTTTGGAACTAATGTAGATGGAGGCGCTTTAACAATAACTGGATTTCAGCAAGACTTAAACGATTTTGTTGCCGGAAGTGTAGAGCAAGAAATAATAGAAAATACTTATGAGATAGTAAACGTTACAGAGACTGGACAAGACTACTGGCAAATTAACGACGATGGTAGTGTTGCTGGAAGCTACGGTGGCGTTACTCAACAAGAGTTTATGACAGGCGACTTTGGCGAGCC